AACCTACTCTTACAATCAATCCACCACGTAAAATGATGTTGTATTGCTTAAAATCACCAACGATCACACTATCAGCGGCCATATCCGGGTTGCCGATAAATGAAACGCCGCCTAAAATATCTGGTGTATTTAAATAACCGCCGGTTGTTTCTTTCGTTAAACCCATACGGTATTTTTTAAACGTGCTCATGATAGCTGCGTTTGCGCTTGCTCCAAATGTTGCGTTATCTGCCTGGGCTGCCATGGCTGCCAATACATCAAAGTCGTTTACGTTTGGAACCACTACACCACCTTTAAAGCTTGCGCCTGTATTATAGGCAGTAGCTGCTGTAGTAATGTTTGGAAGTATAGCAGCGTTTACACGATTGATCACATCAATACGGCTTTTGTTCATAATGTCGCTTTCAAGCTGAGCGAAGTCCATTGAAAATTCCTGAGTAAATCCAACCAATGCAGCTTCTTTTTTATAGGTGGCTGAATTTAATTGATATAGGTATTGAACCAATGTTTTTGCAGCACCCTCTGCGGTTGTTGCGCTTGCGCCAACTTTAGCCTGTTCATCGTACCACATAGCGAAAGGCATAGCTCCAGTAAATGATGCATTGATAGTGTTACATAAATCGAAGATCCACGGGCTATTACGGTACTGGCCTTGAATCATTGAACCTTGTCCAACACGCAACAAAGTAGCCGCATCCAAAGCTTGGGTTATTGAGCTTACGGCTGTTGCTACAACACCAGCTACTGAGGCGTTCGGGCCAGTGGCCTTGCTTGCATCAAAAGGCTTCATTACATACAATCCTTTCTCGTTAAGAGAAACCATGTAGGTTTTTTGGCCTTGCCCGTTATTGTAGATTTTACGCAGATCCTCTGTATCTTCATGCAGTACCTGGCTGATTGATTTTGTTCCCTCAGCATTAGTACCGGTAGCTAACCGATTGGAAATTTCCGTTAAGGTAGTTCCCTGCTTTTCTGCAATCTGCTTAATGTTTGCAACGGAAGTTTCGGCTGCTGTTTTGTAAGCGTTAAATGTTTCCATCGAAATCATTTCGCCTTTCTTTTCTACAATTTCGGTAGCCATAGCTTTAACCTTGGCATCGTAGTTTGCCAGTTCTTTTTGAATAGCACCTGTTGCCTCGGTTCCTATTTTTGAAACAAGAGCGTCAAACTGTGCCGGCGTTAATCCGTCCATTTTTTACGTTTTAAATTTTAATAAATTGTGTTTTCTGTATTGCTTCCAACAAATCGAATTTAGCAGTAGTCTCTATGGGCGGCGTTTCCGTGCCCTGGGCTGATTGCTTAACCTCCAGCGTTGGTGTAATTTCATTGCTTCCAAATAATACGCAGCTATTTTCCAATAACTTAATTTCAGTTACTACCCAGAAGTACCCCCTTGCATCAACTGCATCTTTATTGATCACTAAAGGGTAATACTTATTCCAGAAATCCATTTCCTTTTCATAGTCGCTATCATTGATCGCCATTTCAATTTTTACATATTGAAGGCCAATAGAATGCTGATTTATTTTCCCGGCTTTGTACTGGTTGAAAATCTTTTCATTGTAACTTTTCATTACATCTGTCTCAAATATCAAAGCCTGAGCAGATCCAGAAAGGTTTAAGCCTAAATCAGTTAACAACATTTCCTGACTATAGATAGCAGTTACTTCGCCAACCTTACTTTCAATCGTATGGTTATGGTCGTGCAAGTGCGGTATCATGTTCTTACGCTCCCTTATGCTTTTCTTCCAGCAATCAGCTATCAATACGTCCATTTGACTATCACACCAATTGCAGGTATTCGCAACTACCTTTACTTTTACAACATTGCTATCAGGAATCATTGTACCGTTACCAGATCCAGCTTCTCCTTCCACATTTGTATCTGCTTGATCTGCTTTATTCGCAGACTGCTTAAAATGATTTATAAAAGGTGTATGGAATACAGGCTCCGTTCTTTTCAACATTGATTTTTTTTCATTAATCAATGAGGCTTTATTCTGAGTAAGAAACTCAAACAATGCTTTGCCATTCAGATGCTCCGGTATTAATGTTCTCATTTTTTTACAATTTGATTGCTTTTAACTGTTGCTTCCCTAATTGCTTTTATCTCTTTTATCTCTGCTGCTTTTATCTCTGCTGCTTTTATTTCGGCTGCTGTCATGGTTGCTGAGTTTGAGTGTTTTCAATTGCTGCAGGTATAGCGTTTCCTATCTGCCTTGCCTGTAACATAGATGGATTTAAAGCAATCCATTGACTGTAATAAATGTTACCATCTGGAATCGTATCCTCTCCATTTAATTCAAGCCAGCGGTTGCGTGTTATCAGATCGTTTTGAAATTCAATTAACAATGCTTCATTCCTTACCTTTCTGGATTGGGATTTTTTTAACTCATCCTGTTGCAGTACTGGTATATGGGCGTAATCTTTTGATATCGTACAGTTGTTTTCGCTTGCATGAAAAGCCTCGTTCAATTGCTCAAAAACCATTTCTGCAAACGGTATTACAAAATCATGATAGAGTATCTTCTTAAAACTATCAACCTCAGTACCATTCATTGAGCTGGTTGCTGAGTTGGCTAATAGTTTATAAGGATAGTTTAGTCCATCACATATTACCATGGTATCATCTTCTGCCCATTCAGTCAACATCAAATCTTTATAAGGAATGCCCATCTGCTGCCATTTCATTGCTGAACTTGCAACTATAAATTTCCACTGTCCACTTTTTAAACCATATCGCATCAAGGCTGATTGCAGATTTTCCTTTTCTTCTTCATCCAATCCAATTGCTCCATTTGGATCCTGCTCCGGTGTAAGAATTCCCAATGCGCCACGGTAGTTAATCAACATTCCTTTTGAGTTATAAATACCTATTAGGTTGCTGATATTCTGCTGTAGCGTTTTTATTGGGCTGCCTGGTAAAAAGATATTATCGAAGCCGGGTGTTATATCTCGCAGGATTATTAGGTCATCTTCCGGATTATTGAAAACCGTTTCTTCATTACCATACTTCACCTTTACGCTACTGATAAAACCTTTCTTTAAATTGTAGAATGTTTGCTTTACAAAAGTAAATTCGCACATATACGGAGGGATAATCCACATCGTCTCAGCATCTTCATTTTGAAATCCTACTGGCTTAATTGGTAGTATTATGCAATATCCGAATAGCCGTAAATAAATTGCCGCCTGAGCTTCAAACTGCTTACCATTCTGCAAAGCATTGGGTTTACTCAGTAGCTTTTTTATCTTTTTGGCATATTCGCTGGTTGCTTCTTTGCCCTTGCTATTTGTTACCCATGTTTTACCGTTTGTGAAAGCGTAAGCCTGTTTATTTACAATTGAATAAACAGGAGCACATTTCTCATAAGCTGCCTGTATATCATCCAATCCACCAAATGCAAAGTGAATTTCATTGCCTCCAACCTGATCAAAGAGCCATCCGTTATTACCAAATGCAGCGCCACCGCTTCGATAATTTGATGTATTTAAATCCTGAGCACTTCCACCAAATAAAGATTTTACAGCGTTTCCGCTTGCATCAATGATTTTCGATATTAAATTTTTATTGGCCATAGTGAAATGCAAATAGCCTGGTTATTATACCAGGCTATTTATAAAACAAGTATTACCACGCTGCTTTGTAGCAGGTGGCGCAGAAACAAAACGGTAAGTTTTATTTGCTTTTTTATTCAATTTTTCAGAATGCCAGCTATTTATGCCGGAAATTCTATTACAATATTAACACTTTTAGCAATTCGCAAAGATTATTTTTTATTCAATGCGAATAATTATATTTGTACGTACCGTTTTTTTTTGTTGATTTAAGGTTAAAAAAGCAAAGCCCCCTATTTTTATAGAGGGCTTTTTAATGTATTTAGCTTTAAATTAATTCTTTGCACAATTACCTTCCAGTACTGTTCCTTTCAATGCCTTTAGCTGGCTTTCGGATTTATCGCAAATGGTAGTATCATTGCCATTAACCAATACTTTACAGGTATAACAATAGGTAGTTTTCTTACAACTGGCAGCAGCTATACAGGCTACTACTAATAAAATCATGATCTTTTTCATAAAAGTTTTTTTGAGTTGATAATAATAAGTTTAAATATCAGCAGTTTTCTTTAAGTGGTCAAATTTCTTTATTTGGCCATAGTATCTTTTTTGTAATGCCTGTTCAATTTCAGCTACAGTGCCTAAATTAACAGAAGTTTTGCCGATTGATTTTCCAAATTGAAAAACCTCATAAATGAATGATGTAGTATTTTTCATTGTAGTATTTTTATAAGTTTCAAATTCAGCTCAGCAATAAACCAAACTTCTACTTTTTTTCGTGCCATCCAGTTTTGAACGACTTGGATAGAAACTTTTTTTAGTTCAGCGTATTGGCTCGGAGTGGCCCACTTTTCAGTATCTATCTTTATAATCATTTTAATTTTGGTTAATTATTTCATCCATATCAATATTGCCATCTTCCCATTTGAGATAGCTTTCATACCAAAAAAGCGCCTTGGTAAGCACATCATTTACAAAATCTGCTGCCAACTTATCATCTAACATTTCAAAATCTGTAGTGAATAAATGGTATAGTCTTAGCTGCCAGTATTCTGTATAGCCATCTGAATTGGTGTACATCAGATTAGTAACATGAATAGCTTTTTTGGAGTGAATTTTCTCCCCTTTTAAAACGCATTCAATGATAGCAATCGGGTTTGGCAGGTGGATGATCCACAAGCCACCGGTTTCGGGGGCTTGTGGATTTTCTCCGAGAATGAATTTGTGCATTATTATTTATTTTTTATTTGAATACCAAGTTCCTTTGAAATTAATGTATCTTTTTTCACCCCAATTATTCCACGCTGAATGTGAAATGCTAATTTTTCTACCATCTTTTGCAAAATAATGAGTATTAGAACTAGTGAACTTTGTAATATATAACTGGCCAAATGCGTATAATGGAACTTTTTCACAAAGTAAGTGGGTATCGTTGTATGAATGAAATTTGTCATTTAGCAACTCTAGATAGCTACTTGTATTTTCACATCCAATAATACTATCAGATTTTAGAAATGATTTTATTTTCCCAAATGAAACAAAAATTGTTACTACGTAAGTAGTGCCAGCATAGTGATTGTGTGGTAACTTAATTTCTTTTTTGCTTACTACTGTACAACTGGTTACTTCAATCATTTTCTGAATGTTTTTAGCAGGCACAGTAAAAGAACATTTAATTTGAGAATAATCACTTACTAAAGTGATTTTGTTGCTGATGATGATTGCTGTTTTTGTAGCCATTTTATTATCTCCTTTTAGCTTCTATTGTCGCAGTTGAGTATCTGCTCTTTGGTTATTTGATAAATTAAAGATACATATTGTTTAGTTAGTAAACAAATATTAAAGCAATTATTTTATGTATTTTTTTATTTTTTTGTAAATAAAAAGTAAAGGTTTTCTAACTGTAAAGTCAAAAAGCCAGATGATTATTTGTAGGCGTTAATTTTGCATAAAATTATATTTTATTAATCCTGTCAATATACGCTGAGCATCCTTCAAATCCATTCTTTAGCCAACCTTTTTTCAAACCTCTATAATGGTTCATACTCATTTGCACAGGATATTTATAAACATACCTGCCGTCTGGTAGCTGATCTGCATCTACATAGCCAAACTCTTCCAACTCTTCTTTGGTCATAATGTGATCCTCATGGCTATTTACCATTACAATTGGCATCTTCATTGCCAGTTGCCTTAATTGCTGTTGAACTTCTTTTGTAAGTATTGGCATAAAATAATTTTAATCTTCCTGAGTAAAGCCTTTTATAAGGCCGGTTCTTACTGCATGGCTAAAGCCTCCATATTCACATGCATTCATAGCATGATCAAAACCCTCTTTCGGTTCATTTGTAATCTTTCCGTCCTTATCACTGTAGAACATATAACGCTTAAGCTCATCTTTTATATTGGCACTTTTGGCAGTATATGCACATCTTCTACTCCTTAAATGCAAAACCCTGGCAGCAATACAACCTTTACCTTTTACAGCCTTAACAGCTACAATCCTCAATTGCCTTAACTCCCGTTGCACTGTATTGTCATGGTCCATATACATTGGCTCTCCAAACTTATACCCATAATCATACATCAATTTAGCAATGTGTCCACTGGCAATTCCAGGAGCGTAACAAAGTTCTTCAAATACATAATCGTAGGGTAAATAAACCTTCTTGCCGTCCTGCATTATATACGACTTAATGCCAACTTTTACAACTACTGTAGGATCGTTTGTATAGCCTAAATCCGTTCCCCAAACTACCTGTTCGCAAAGAGGAAATTCCGGTATCATTACCCAATTAGGATAAACCATACCTGATACCTTTGCAGTCAACCCCCTGGCGTAAGCCTTCCACAATTCTGTATCGGCAATATTCTCAATACTTTCATGGTTTTCTTCACTGATAAAGTTATTATGGATATGCCAGCTTCTAATTACTCTTACTGATGGATATTCCTTTTTCCCATTTTTACCTACCGGGCAATTGATTATTTTATCATGTGCCCAGAATACTTCAACAGGATTATAATCTATAAATACCTTTTGCTTAGTTCTTTTAATAAGCTGCTCTGCAGTTGCCCATTCAAAATTTCTTGCCTCCGAAATATACAAAATATCTCTTTTGGGACCATCCGCATCTTTGGCAGTTTCATAGCTTTTAAAAATGATCTTGCTGCCATTGGTAAAATAGAACGTCCTATTTGTGATATTGTATTTTGAAATCCTGCTTTTTAATACCGGGTTCTTATGTGCCAGGTGTTCAGCTATTTCTAAAGTATCGCCAGTTAGTTTTGGCACAGTTGCCCCTACTACTTCAATCTTTAAATCAGGGTAGGTTATGGCATAATAAAACAGGATCCTAATTAATGCTTGAGATTTGCCGGAGCTGGTGCCGCCCTGGTTTATAACTATCTTTTCACTGGCTTGCAGGTTTTCCCAATAGAGTGGCATTTTTGCCGACTCCGGATAAAGCTCCAGGCCGTTCATTACTGTTCATCCTCCCCATCTGTATTGCTTGGTAACATTCCAAATACATAGCCAGCCGGTACATTTTGAAATATTGGAACATTGCTGATATCGTTACCTTCAACATTTGTTTGTGCTACTTTTAATGGAGAATAATCGCCTTCCATTTTATTCAATTCGGCAATAGCAGAAATCCTTGCCTGTGGATTAGCTACTTCAACAAATTTAATGGTTACAAACTTGCTTTGGTTTCTATCCCACTTTGCCTCGCTATATGGAATTTCTATTTGCCCTAAAATCAATTTTGTTAAATATTCTTTCCTTTCATCTGAGGTCATTATAACCTTTTTACGGGCTTCAATAGCTGCTGCTTTATCAATAGCTTCCAGTTCCTTTTTAATAGCCTGCTGCTTATTAGTTAGCTGCTGTTTTGCTATTTTTAGCCATCTATCAAAGGCAGATTTACTAGTTCCCCACTTTTTACCAGTTTTTACCAATATGTTACCACGTTGCTCTCCTTTTTCAAGGCAACTAATGATAAAATCTATAATGGTTTGTTTGTCTGGCTTACGCATTTTCTACCTCCGTTTTAAACCATTGCAAATAAATCTGATGAGCTATTTGTGCTGTCATTACAGGCGGTACACTCATACCAATTAAATATTTAGGTTCTACATCTTGAAAATCGTAATCAAGTGGGTAAGTACCACATTGACAAAGTTCAATTTTATTTAAAGGTCTTTTGTATTTATAATGCCACGCATCAGTTACATTTGCTGTTATAGTTCCTATTGGTTCTTTTGAGTTTACTTTCTTTTTTGTCATAAACTTACCTACACTTTCTCCCTCTTTTGCTAAATCCCAATATTTACTATACGTTTCTGTAATTTTTACAGAATTATCATTGTCATCTGTAATGTAAATAAATGGTATTTGTTCAAAAGAAAACTCTAATTTCAATTTAGGCAAATTCAAATCTTTGCGTTGGCAGATAAAAAACACTCTTTCCCTTTTTTGTGGTACACCCATGCTGGCAGCGTTTAAAAGAAACAATTGCACTTTATACCCTGCATCCTCAAAACCTGCTTTTATCTTTTTTACATAGCTTTTTGCATTACCCTGTATCAATCCGGTAACATTTTCAGCAATAACAACTTTAGGCTGTAGTTTTTTTGCCAGTGCTATGTAATCAAAAAACAAATCATCTAATGTTTGCATTGTCTGCCCTTCACGGAATACTTTTTCCTTACCCCAATCTTTTTCCCGATTACCTGCCATTGAAAAGCTACTGCAAGGTGGTGAACCGTCTAAAATATCCAACTGATATAAGTCCGCTGGCAAATCATTCCTTTTTACAAATTCCCGTATATCTTCTACGTATAAATATTTTGGTTGATGATTGATCCGGTAAACTTCTGCAACTTTTTGATCAATTTCTACACCTCCCAAATGATTAAAGCCAGCAAGTTTGTAACCCATTGTACTTCCTCCGCCGCAAATAAAAGTTCCGAATATATTTAAGTTATTCGGTTCAATTCCTGTTGCCGGGTAACCATCTTTCAGGTTCCATTTATATGGAAATTTGTGTTTATTCATTGCCTAACAATTTCCAAACAGCTTGTTCTAGTGTAGCTGCAACTTTTAACAATTGTCCTTTTACAATATGGTAATCCTGTTCTGTAAACTTTAATTTTATAATCATTTCATCATCCATACTATCAATATCAATTTCTTTATTTTTGGCTGAATAATCAGTACTGTCATTAAAAAAGTTATTATTTACCCCCCCCCATTCCTCACAAACAGCCTCCCCTAATTCAGCTTCTATCAATTCAGCATCCAATACCACATTAGCTTTACCTACAGCATTTAAAGCCAATCCAAGTTCTTTAAATTCCTGTGAGCCGCTTTTTAGTCCTTTTTTTCGTAGATAAACGGGTTTACTACCATCTATATCAATTATCTGCACATCTTCCATTCCAATACTAACTGCGGTCTCCTGCCTGGCATTTCCTGAGCAGATAACATCATCTTCACTAATAAGGCCAGCTTCTACAAAACCAAACTTCCTTATTGACTTTTCCAGTAGGCCCATACCAAATTGAGAATGCTGATTAAAGTTGCTCGGATCCTGTTTTAAATCGGTC